GCAACCTACAACGGTGTCCCAATCATCCCCTCTAAGGATGTCCACAAGGAATCAGGCGGTTCATCCCGTCTTTACTTCCTTGACACGGATTACCTTCACTTCTGCACCGCCAAGCCAACCCTTTACCACGAAAGCGGTATTGAAACGGGAGATCCATTCGGTATCAACAGGCTCGGTCAAATGGGAATGTTTCACACAATGGGTGAATTGATTTGTGCTTTCTTCAAGGCGTCGGGTAAAATCCGAGACTTGAGTTGAAATTAAATAGGAGAAACAAGGAGGAATACACATGGCAAACACAAATTTGACAGGAAACGGAACACTCGTATTCAACAGCCGCCTTTGGGGTGGTGTTGGAGAAGACGACACAGAATGGCTACAATCACCAATCGGCTCAAACGCCGCTACGGGAACAATCAGCCTTGGCATCGTTGATGTCACGGTGGCTGACGGCGATGCGGCATTCATTTATGACCTTGCACTCGCTACAAACGCAGTCAATGGTTCATCCCTCGTGGGTGTCCTTGGCGCACACAACATCACCACCGCAGGTGGTAATGCGTTCACAGCCGCAGGAAATGTTTCAACAAACACGCTCATCAAACTGACTCCTGCCGCCGCAGGTCAGGATGGCGATATTGTCCGACTCACTTTCTTATACCGTTGATTCGGGAGGGTTTCCTCTTGACGATCACCGTTCAATATGTCGGGCCACGCCCCTATGTGGAATTCTCCACTGATGGTGTGACCTACGGATTTGCTCGGCAAACGACTCGCAACGATATTCCCCGCCACTTGGCTGAACACTTCAAAGGTGACAATTTCCCACAATGGTCTGTTAAAGGACTTGAAGAGGAAAAGGTTGCTGAAAAGACTAAGCAAATGGCTGAGGTCATTGAACCTACACCCGAACCTACACCCGAACCTTCTGTGGAAGAAACACCACAAAAGACTGAGGAATCAACACCATTTGATGAATCATGGACGAAAGCAGTAATGCTTGAGTGGTGTAATGCTAACGGTATCAAGGTGAATGAGCGTGCAAACAAAACCACCATTATTGAAACCGTTAGAGGTGAAGCCTGATGGCTGAACATTCGGCTACACTTAACGATGGTGAGGCTCGCTACGCAGGACGCACTCGTGTCAATCGTGCAGTCTATGAATTCACTCAAGCCGATCTGTCAGGCAACACTACGGTGAATGCTGACATCGGACTCAACGGTCAAGTGAACAACATCCTTATTGATGCTACACGAAGTAAATTAACAACCAACACCGACGCCAAAGTGCATGGTGGTTCGTTTCAATTGCTTTATAGCGATATTGCTGATGGTGCGGGTGCATCCCTTCAATTGCCCTATCACGAAGTAATCACCAACCTTGACTACACTACGGCATCCCCTCGTCCCTACAAATTTCAAACGGCTGAGGGTGGTGCAATACAAGCCGCACCTGCTCAACAGTCCAACGGACTCGTTGTGAGGGCGGGCGCAAGTGGTCACTCAACCTCACCCGAAGCACCAAAAACGCTGAATCAATCAGGCGTGGCTACCTTGGTGGATGAAGTCGTTCCTTGGACAGGCATGGTCTGCGGTAAGGTTCGCATTGAATTGAAAACAGGGACAGCATGGGCATCCGATACAGGGTCAATTTTCGTTGTAATCGTCTATAATTAAGGACATGATTAAATATACGGGCATAATACGGTAAGATGAGCGACATGGCTTTAACAGTAGTGCAATTAGGACGCAATCAAGTGACAGGAAGCCGTATGGCTACAACCCTCAAAGTCACCCCTGACGATGCTTGGCTCGCCGCAGGTGAGGTTTTGGATCTCACTCAATATGTGGCTATCATTGAAACCGTCCTTATTGACCCAAGTGCGACAGGCTATGTTTGGCAATATGACCGCACAAACAAAAAATTGCTCGCCTTTGAAGCGGGGACAGACGGTGCGGCATTGGATGCCGTGGCTGATGCAACCGATCTCTCAGGCACAACCCTTCACATCACGGTCACCGGGACTCGTGCTTGAGGTTCGCCCGCAACGGGGTGAACCAATATGGCACGAATGAAAATAGGCGACCTTGACCTTGACACTTCTATTGACATTCAGCGTAGGCGCAAAATGCGTATGGCTGAAATAGCCAACGCATCAGGTTCTTCATTTGACGAGAGCGAATCAATTTTTTCCAAGAGCAATATGAATAGATTCTCCACCAATAAGAAGGTGGACTTAAAGCGCAACGAGCGCAAAAACATTCAAAACATAGGTTCAGGCACACGCTGTCAATCCTGTGGCGCACTTCACTTTTGTTGGACACCAAAATGCGGAGTATGCGGGGACGCTATGCACTTCAATTTAGGAAGCCACATAAGGTGATGAACAATGCCACGCACATATTCACCCGGTCATCGCCCTGACGCACCACTATACCCCGATGATTTAGTCTATACCAATGTAGATCATGTGGCCGACTTCCTGCAATTACCTCTCCCCGACCCTGTGGCATTGGGAGGGGATTCGGTCATTGATGGGTCTAATATCAAATTCCCAATTAACGGTGCTGACTATCGCAGGTGGGGGTATTCCGCCGCCGACACAGTATTGGTTTATGACGATAGTGACGCTTTAGGAAAAACCTGCGACCACGATTGGTGGCCGAAGAATATCAAAATTTCACCACATTCAAGCCATATCGGAGAAGATATTACACAGATTATGTCGGTGCGATTTTCCTACAACATGGCGATATACAGCGCATTCTCAAGATGGGTGCGTGGCAAGGTGATTATTACCGTGAAATGGCGGCGGCACGAGTCGCTTTGATGGTGAGCGACCATACGCTTGTGTCAGGTGAATCAATTGTCTTGTGTCCCGGTGCTAATGGAGTGGCTACGCTATCCGAAGGTTCGGACGCACAGACGAAATGGAGGGGGGATTTCGATCACAAATCCGCCGCTGAAAACATAGGTGCGCTTGTGAACAAAGACCCTGAATTCAAGAAGTCGCCTATTCAAATAGGCTCACTAACGGCTGAAAATCGGAATAGTGCTACCGCCACTCTCAATGTCCACGACGAATTTCTTGCTATTGCCAACAGCGATAACGGGGATGGTGTGGTTGAAATTTCATCTATGCGTAGCACCGAAGGTGGGGCAAACGCTACGATAGCCGTGACTCACAATACAGCACTCACCTATGACAGCAACAAATACAATCAACATACCGCTAAGGTTGAAACGGTGACAGGTTCACCTGCAACATCCTTCACCGTTGATAGTGCGGGTGGTTTTGTCAAGGGCTATGGTTTGGTTTTCTTAACGAGTGGGACAACCAATCGCATCGCATTCTGCTCACTATCGGACAAAACATTCACCATCATCAACGATGAACAGAATGATTTTGATGGGAACATAGGTGTGGGCGACACCATTTACCAAGTGTCATTCAAATGTGACATTACCGATGAAGAACGCCAAAAGTCATGGTGGGCGGTTGAAGAAAACGGCATGGTCGCCTTTAACAACGAATACCCATTCTTTGAGAACCACTCACTACGGTGTGCCTACATTTACGGCAACCGCTATGTGGACAAATCCATTCAAGAGGCTTGCACGAAATTGGTTGTCATGGATATATTGATGAGCGATGATTATAGCGTCATGTTCCCTGAAGGAACACAAAACATTGATATTTCACAAAAGCATCAAAAATTAGAGGCGGAAGTGTCCAAATTACTCGTTCCATTCCAAGAAAGCATTATTGTAGCAGGAATGGGAGGCTGATAACATGATTGAAAAAGCACCACAAAGACATACCACACCGAAAGGAAAAACCATAGACCACTGCGCCGAATGTGAAAAATACGGAGTTATTGCGAGCAACACAACAGGTCGTGATTTGTGCGGCACTTGTGATGTCAAGGCAAAGGCAACCGATGCGGGCATGAATGCTATGAAGGAATGATTCACATGGACGAGGCTCTTGACAAAATGTTCATCAAAATGCGTAAGGCAGGGCGCGATCTTGTTCGTGCCTTGACCGACAGTATGCAGGGCGAAGAAACATTTCTTGAGAGCATGGTTGAATATGAAAAGACCACAGCCGAAGAAGATGGGAATGAATTATCCGAAGAGGATTTGGCGAAAAACATGAAAAGCCATAAGGAGTCAAACCCCTTCGCTCTCAATACAGCGGGTGCTTTAGCACAATTTACGGAGGCGATGAAAGGTGACTGATGCAATATCCGTAATCGTTTCTTTGCTTGATAGCAATTGGAGTGTGTCGCCTAAGCCGTCCATTTTGGACATCGCCAATACCGATGTGGGTGAGGGTAAGCGCACCCGCCTTCAAGATCACGATGTTATTCGGCTCTTTGAAACGGCTCACAACGAAGCCCAACCTGAATTGGCCTTTGATTTTATCAACGAACACATCAACCTCACCATTGACATTCGCACTATGAAGAACCGTGAGCGTTTGTCAGCCCTTCGTGATGAAATACGGAGAATCCTGCACAGCAAGCGAAAGGGCGACGGTATCAATTTTGACCGACTCATTTTCAAGACAAGAACAGACTTGTCAGATCGTAGCAAACGGATGTTTCGCTACACCATGCAAGCGGAGGTCGTCACCTTCGCCCAAGTATTACCGACAGTAGCGTGATGAAGAATGGCAGTAAATAGAGTGTATAAAGGTGATTTGGTTGAGGTTTCGCTCGCTAAGGAAACAGGTTTCAGGGCTACGGGCGACAATGCGGCAACGGGATGGGTCACCACCAACGGCTCAACAGCCAATTCAAGCATAATTACCATCGGCAGTAGCGTGTATTTTGACGACTTGATGGCGAAGAATATGCTTGTTGGAGGCACACTCCGCATCTATTCGTCAGGTTCTTCAATTAACTTCGCCTCGGATGATTACCCAACCACCAAACGCACCTATTACATTACGGCGAACACTGAGAACACCATCACCATCTCACCACGACTCGCCACCGATCCCGCCACCGCAAACACAGACGATTATTTCATCATTGATTCAGCACGCATCCCAACAATGGATGCCAACATGACACACACCACCGATGAGCGTATCAAAGCCGATCAATTCTTGGGATTGCTAAATTCATTCGCTCTCCCTGAACCCGAAGTGGATGTGCGAAAGCAACATATTGTCGGCATGGGTCGTGATGTGAATATACTCACGAGTGGCCGTGAAATGCTTCAAGGTGGGTCATTTGACACAAACGCCCACAACCTGCGGTGGCTACGCTACGCTCTTGGTGGACACTCCGCCATTGGCTTTGGTGAATTGGCTCACCGCATCACCTCCACCACCATCCTTACCGATGCGCCACTCAACATCAAAGATGCAACCTCCACATACCGAGGACAACAATACGGTAGCACAAATGCTGACGACATCAGCCAAGTAGCGGGGACAGCGGCAACAGGACTTGGTTCAAACATTGACGCAAATAGCGACTTCTTGCTCGGTGGTAAAGTCGCATCAAATGTAGGTGCGGTAATCACCCTTAGTGCGAATTACAATGCTACACATGAAAATGTAGGAACATCGGGTGTTGTCAAAACCCTGTCGGCTGATGGAATTGATGTCCTTTACGGTTCGTATTCAAGTGCATTAACAACCGCCATTACGGTTGCCGATATTACAAGCGGTGCGCTTGAACGCCTACAAACGGCAGGGGCGGTTGCCTACCTGCTCGCTAAATTGG